TGTAAGAACTTAATAGCTGGATCGTTACCGTCTTCTTCAATTTGTTTGAATCTATATGTGCCTTTAGCATCATCAACAAGTTGTTTTTGTAGATCAATCATGTCTTGATCTGATAGTCCAAAGACATTTTCATAAATCCATTTTTTGCTAAAGAATTTATTTTCTTGCATATCTTTGGAAACCTCAACTTTGCTCTTCCAAACGTCAATCTTTTCTTTTTCAAAGATAGTAGATGGATTGGTTAATTCCAAAGTAAAATCAACCAACGATTCGTCTCTATATCCCTGTGAATATAAATGAATAACCGCAATCTTATTCAATTCACTAACAATGATACGTTGAATACGTTGAATTGTACGTGCAAAACGAATATCTTCTGCTGCCAATGTAGCTTTACCACTTAAACTTTCATCGTATCCCAAGAATGCTTTTGGGATCTTAAGTGCTGCCATCATTTTGTTACGAAGATATTCGATATCATCTGTGCCAGTCCATTCAAGACCTGGCAAGTTGTCAATACTTGTGCCACTATCACTACCACGAACCGGTAAAAAGAAGTCTTCTACCATGTTTTGTAGATTAAAACGTAAATTGTAATCGCCGGTTTGTTGATCCAAATATGGAGTTTTTTTCATTTGGGTCATGATTCTCTCCATGTGATTATCAACTTCATTTGGAGGAATATTACCAATATCAACTTTGAAAATACGTTTTTCAGGAGCGCGCATGATACGATGAATTAACATTGCGTCTTCCATCAAACTCAATTGTTTCCAAACACGACGGGCACCTTCCAACATACTCTTACCATATGGCAAGAAGTTACTGTCACTCAACAAACGAAAATGTGCAATTTGATAATTTTCCAAATCTTCAATCTTATTTCCGTATGGCAAATTAACTTGGAATTTTACAAAGTTTTTATTAGTTATGTGTGCATTTTCTACACGGGTTACATAATAAGTACTTAGTGGTTCTACCATGTATACACCATATTCAGGACTAATATGCAAACGTAGATAAAAATCTCCATACTTAACCATACAACGAGTCCAACTCCATAAGTTAAATTCTATGTTTAAAATATCATAGAATAAGTTATGCAATATGTTCTTGATTTCATCATTGGTAGATTTGATTTGTAGAATATCTCCCAATTCATTTCTTGTAGTACATTCATCAGCATAAATGTCCAATGCAGATGCAAGAATAGGATCCATATCCATTGTATCATAATCACGAAATAGTTCTACACGACTACTTTGATATGATAAATTGAAATCTCTTGTATATTGATTATAGGAGGTTGTGCGTAATCTATTAAAACGATCTCTTAAACTATTACGATCTGTAGCGTATTGAATTTCATCAGTGTCAATAACTTTTAGTTTCTTACCGCCAATATTGCGGACGATTACGTCGTTCGAAAATAGACGTTTCAAACGTGCAAATAATGAACGATTTCTTAATTCCTGAAATGATTGATCTGACATATATTATTCTACTATATAAGTATTTACAACAACCAAGTTAAACTTTCTTTTTTATCATTTACGGTAAAATCCATTGTCTTATGATGATCGGCAATAGGACTTACATCTTTATGCATAATAACTGGACTAGAGACTTTTGATATCTTTGAGATCATTGCTTTATTATAAGCAATTTGATCATTTCTAAGTCTTAGTGCAGTTTCACGCACCCACAAACCAATGCCCATAGACATCACTAAGTCATCATTATAACCTCTCATTGCCTCGGCTTTAGGTCCGTTCCATATAAACACATTTAGTTCTTCAAACAATCTTCTAGACTTCATAATAACTTGTTTTTGTCTGAAGAATAACTCTAAATTACTTACGATTAATGGTCTGTTTTTACTGGTTGTAGTAAATCCCGCAACTAATTTTTTATCTTGAGTATTTAACTTATTACTATATGATTTCTCTACATCTACAATAGTAAGATCTGTTGCGCTATAAAATGTATTCTGGTAATCTCTATCTATAATTTGTTGAAGTGTTCCCCATCCTACGTTATTATTTTCTACGACCAATAAAGCATTGTTATACTCCGTTGCAACGCTAACCAATAGATTTCCATAATCTTTAGTAGTTAATTGTCCTTTGTATTCAGCAACTTGTTCCATGGTTTCAACATCGATTACATGAAATGCACTGAAATCTCCTCCGTCACCTCTAGCGCAGTCTGCCGTTAATAGATAATTTCTACTATAATTTGGATAATCCCATATCCATAAATCTTGATTGTTACCTCGTTTTTCTATGGGATCTTTCAAATAAGTCTGTTTATAAAACTCAAGAACATCTACACTCACAACTTGATTACCAGATGTACTAAAGTCGCAATCACATTCTTGTGCTGCACCTTTTGCACCTGATAGTTCTGTTTGTTTATCTCTCCAAACTTGGTCTCTTTCTGGATGTAAATGCCATGGCAATCTTATAGTCTTGAAATTATTCTTGCCTTCTTCAGCTTCTACCCACGTTTTATGGAAGAAATTACCTACACCGTTTGGCGTACTCAATATAATAGCTCTACCGCCGGTAGATAGTGTATATTGTGCTGACAACCAGATTTCTTCAATACCATCGATGAATGCAGCTTCGTCAATGATTAGTAACGATAGTGCTGATGAACGACCAGCTGTACCAGCAGAGGATACTGCTTTGATTTGTGATCCATTCTTTAAACGAAGTGACAAACGATTGTCTTCCACACATGGTACTTTTAACCAAGATGGCAAGTTATCGTTAGCAAATCTAACTTTGGTAACAATTTCTTTTGCGGTTTCTTGTGTAATACTAATACAAAGAATATTCTTATCGTTGTGGAATGTCATTAACCACAAACTATAAGCCGCTGTAAGAGTACTAATACCCATCTGACGGCTTTTAAGAACGATGTTTAACTGATTATCAACGAAATCTTGTAAAGCCTCTTCTTGGAATGGATATAGTTCAAATCCAACGGTGCCTCTGATAGGATGTTGGATTTTAACGTATTTTTTCATGAAGTATATAGGATCTTCTATACACTTCTTATATTCACTTTTTATTATTTCTCTTAGATTTGGCTGACTCATATTTCTCTTCGTAATCTTTTATCTTAGCATTAATTTCAGTTAAACCGTCGTTGATTTTAATTAAATCATTGGTTACATCCTCAAGTATTTTAGTATAATCTTGTACGCCTTCCCAACGTTCAAACGAACCATCTTCTTCTAAGAACTCTACCGGTTTACCTTGATTTTCTTGACAAAACTTTTGACTTTCTTCAAACTTTTTCTTATAGTCTTCCAAAATACTACGTTCATTTTTAAGATCTTGAAGTTCATTATATACTTCAAACATTCCCATCATCTTCAATTCGGTTTGAAAGTTTACAAAACAATCATAACAATATCCTGTTTTTGGCCAAACTCTATCATCTAAGTAATTACCCCAACGAACATCCATATTACATTTCTTACAACGTTGTTCGTTGATAATCATCGCTCGTTTTGGAACTCTACGTTTACTACCATTTTTCCAAATCCATTTACGACCTTGACTATCCTCCCATTGTTCACCTTCTTTACGTTTACCGTTTTCCAAATTGGGATCATAACCAACTTGTACGAATGGACGATTACCTTCTAGGTAATCTTTAACAATACCCAGATTACTTTTACCTGATGCTTTTTTCATAACAAATACGTATTTAATTTATTTCTTAAACTTGCTGCCGAGACCTTTTATAATAAAACTTCCTGTAATTTTAAATGGATTTCCGTAAATACTAGAATCTCTTACCACAATTCCTTCGTGTTTATCCAAATCTCCGATTTCACTTGTAGCATTTCTCAACACTTCGTCGCCTAATTTAATTGTGGTTAAATAAACGATTGTATCATTAACTATTTTATTTATATCTTGACCTGGAAAATCCTGGCTAATATTTTTACTATCAACTGCTTTCAAAAATTGTTCGCGGGTAATAAGTGGAGTTTTAAACTTTAATCCTTTCAACCAATCTTTTAGAGACTTAGTTACAGCTTCACCCGTTGGATACAATGTAACTGGTTGTGTTAAAACACTAGCTAGTTTTGGTTCTGATTTGAAAGTAGTGTCAATGCTACCCAACACTTTAAAACCACGTTTCATAGCAACCTTATTTAATTTATTGATATAAGATTGCATTGCTGATTTGTCATATGGTATTTCAACTGCTTCTCTTGATTTAACACTACCGTCTTTACCAAATGTTTTTGGTTTAATTTCTTTTAATCCATGAATAGCTAAAAAGTTTCCAATTTCACCATATCCCAAAACATTGGTTTGACCTTCTACATATTCAACGTTAAATAGTATATTTGGATTATCCAACAATCCTAATGTCTTTAATTCAGATCTTGTAGATGGAATTGCTTCGTCAAATATGTTAATAACATTTGTTCCTATGTTAATAAATCCATGTCCAGTTCCAAATCTTGTTTCTAGATCTTCGGGTCTCATTCCTTTAAGATCCAATGGCTTTGCACTACCACGATCCATCACAAATTGACCATTCACAAGACGAATACTAGCATTTACACCATCAATTTTTACACTACCAGCGCCTTGTTTTAGTGATTTGACTGCTTTTGAAAATACGTCAACTAATTTTGCGCCTGTATTGACAAAATCAAATGGATGTGCCATATGACCTCCGGCACCGCCTTCTTGTATTACTTCATTTAAAATATTATTCAGCTTTATCATATGGTTTTAAAAATGTTTTATCAAATACTCTAATTGCTTTATCATAGGATCGTTTGGTTTCGTCTGTATCATCTTGTGTAAACTGCCAGTTCCAAAATAATTGATCTGGAGTTTGAAATTTATAATATTCACCAAGCACAAATTTTTGTGTATCTACAACTTGTTTTCCGTGCCAGTTTTGACCAACCGCAATAAATCCAGCTTCAATATCTTTTACTATATTCTTTTCTCCCATCGTGGAATGTCTGTTTTCAATCCAAGTCAATCTCTCAATTAACTTTTGGTAGTATCCATTTGCTTGTCCCCATCTTACACTAGCAAAAAATACAACACAGTCACTTTCAAACAATTCTTTGGTAATCTTCCAAAGTTCATCTCCTTTTTCATTTAAACTAGCCCAACAACGATGATATCCACTTGGATTTTTATCTTTATCTTTTAATAAAGCGCCTGCTGCACCGCAGTGATTTCCTCCATATTTCATATTACTACTTACATTACCTTCACATGGAGCTATATTTAAACTGGGTACTTCTATTAGTGTTACTTTCTCTTTACCTAATAGTTCTTGTATTTTAATTGCTAATTGTGTACTCTTGGGAACATCATCTTTATGTTTACTCCATCTATTACTAGTTGTAAGCAATAATACTTTATTTTTAGTTCGTAAATAGTCTATAGTCTTCTTGTATTTACGAGCATAAAGATCCATGTCTTGCTCACTTTGAGGAAGTTTTGCTTCTAATAATAGGTCAGATAAACTAATCATTTGGTTAGATCTTCTAATTTACTTTGCATGGTCATCCCACGAATAACTTCAGGTGTACCGCCATTGTCTCTATTAAAATATCTTTTATAATTACTTAATGCTACGTCTAACTTTGCTTTATCGATGGGTTCGTTTGATATAATATCTTTTATCATCTTTAAATTATTAACAACTAAAACATTTGTATCGTCAATTACTTCATCGATTAATTTTAAAAGAGATGGATCTACGGCTTCTTTAACTTGTGGGTTAGTTAAATCCTCAACGATTCGTGTTAATAGTATCATAAATATAAATATACAGATCAAAGAAAAAACCCCGCTTATTTCTAAGCGGGGTTCGTTATTGCGTTTAACTCAACTTATACGTTGAAACTTGCTCCAGTTGGTAGAATGTTGAAGTCAAGGATAATGAATTCAGCAGTTCTAGTTGGTTGGATGTAGATTTGTCCGTAAAGAATATTACGATCAATCAAGTCAGGAGTATTGTTTTCAGCATCCATCTTAACTTGGAATGCGTAGATACCGTTACGTTGTTGTACTGATTCCAAGTATGGTGTTACGATACTCAAGAAACGGTTACGTGTAGAAGCAACATTTTGTTCAAATACCAAGTAGTTGCTTGAACTTGCGATAAACTTCTTCAAGTTGATCAACAAACGACGAACATTGATACGATCCAAAGCGCTTGGGGCGATTTGTAGAGTCTTTTGACCCCATACACAAATGCCTTGGCCTGGGAATGCTGCGATTGGATTTACACGACCTTCATATAGTTCATCACGTTCACTGTGAGTTACTCTGTCGAGTACTTGTACAGCGGTTGGAATACCACCACGGTTATCTAGGATCTTAACCCAAGGATAATAAGTACCTACATAGTTACTATCAATTGTAGCTACAGTGTTAATTGCGGCATCAATCAATCCTACAGTTTGGTTACTTGCTGGGAACACTACGTTATCCATAATGTAGAAACAGTCTTGACGAGTTTCGCACATATCGATTACTAGTTCAGTTACGTAACTGTGTTGTTCACGGAAGATACCTGGAGTTACGATCAAGTTGATATCAAATTCATCTGGATTACCGATTGCAGCAATTGCTTGCTTATAAGCGATACTACCTGGACTATTGATATTTGTACAATCTAGACCTTGTGTATTACCAGCGGTAATGTCACTGCCTACATTGATTGGAATTGCTGGCCATTGACCTTCAAATCCACCTTGGAAACCTACGATGAACTTACGTAGTTTAACGTATGTAGATTCATTTACGGCATCATATGTACTTGGGATACTACCACTTAATGTTGGTGATAGTAGTGAACCAGTACTTACATATGTACCTTGAGCATAGAATTTACTGTTTGTAGTACCCCAAACTTTATCTTCTAGATCGAAGTCAATGTTTGTACCATTGCTATCTGAAGCACCATAATATGGTAGTGGCTTGAAGTATTGTTTAGTGTTATTTTCTACACCAACGCCAAATGAAGATGTTGGATATAGTGCTTGGATTTCAGTATCAGTTCCTGGAACACTACCGAATACTGTACCAGATGGATACTTACCAGGTCCGAGACCATAGATACTTGCTTTACTGTATTGTACAGCAGGTACATAGTTGCTTGCGGTACTATCAATTGGAGTACTATATGATTCAAATCCGTATGGTACGCAACTTACTGGGTAAGAAACGTCACTGGCTTCGATTCTGATATACTTACTCAAATTATTGAAATCGCCGAATTGAATTAACTTACCAGCATAAGTGATATATGCGTATCTGTTACCAATTCTACGAGCAACATAATTTGCGGATTCTGGATCCAAATTCAAGTTTTGGAAGATTTCCAAATACTTTGGCTTCTTATCAGTATCGCTATAAGCACGTACTGCTAGTGTGAAACTACCCCATTCACTGCCTGGAACTGTTCCTGCCAACTTAACATTACTAATTTCAATCTTGAACTTAGTGTTGCTCAATGTACCGTCACTCAAAGTGTGAACCTTGAACAACTGGAACTTGGTTGGAGAAGCAGCTACATCGGCGCTACCTTTAAATGGAGCAATCTTTTGACTGTAGATCCAAGGAGTAGAAGCATTGGTGATACTGAATTGACTATCACCGTTATTCAAATCAGTGCTATATTGATCAACAAACTTTAGAGGTTCGCCAACAATTGAACTTCCTGATAGGTTACTTGTACCAACTTGTAGTCTCCAACCATAAGCGCTGGTCTTTTCAGCTACGAACTTCTTGATGCTATCTTCGAATAGTACGTAGTTATAAGCGGCTTCAACTTTTTGACCAGCAATTTGTTTGTTAGGATTACCAACAGTTGGGTCTACGCCAAATACATCTTTGATGTAATTATTGTCGTTTTCATTCAAACTGAAGTCGTAGTAACCGTATGTACCAGCACTTGTACCACCGGCTGGATTTGTGTAACTATACTTCAATGCCAAGTTGTAAACATTTTCGTTAGGATTAATTACACCCTTGTATGGGAATGTGCTACTTGTTAGTTGAGTCAATGTTGAGGTATTGAAACCAAATACTTGATAATCACTTGTGAATTGTGATGAAGCATTTTGGGTGTTTGCCAATACTGACAAGATCATCTTTTGACGACCTGTTAATACTGGATTACATTGATCTGCACTTGGATTATCTTGACTTGTAAATCCACCGTTATATTTACCAAAGTCACCGCTTACCACACCTCTTACTTGTAGACCAGCTACACAAGTTCCAACACCACGTAGTGAGTGGAAACTACCACTTTCAAGTGTTAGTGTTGTGGCTGCTTCAACGTTGAAGTTGGTTAGGTTATAAGCAATAGTACTATTGAAATAAGATGAACTTACTAGATCGACGGTTGTTGTACTTTCGTCGAATGCGGTAGCTACAGCGGTTTCATTGTCAATATTTGTACCTTGTAAACTTGATGTTAACAAGAAGAATGAAGTTCCAACTGGTTTTGCATTGCCGTTTGCCAATGTACTGGTTGTAAACTTACGTACTAATATTCCTGATGAAACTGTACCAATGTCTACTACTTTACCAGCATACAAGATACTACCACTCAATGATCCAACTCCATCAACGTCTGTTGCGGTAACAGTACTAGTTGCTGCAGCAGATCCAAACTTAACGTTTAATGATCCACTAATAATCATTCTGGAGATATCAATGCGTTGTACCAATTGAATAGAAGAACTCAATCCAGCACCACTCAAACTTGCAGTTGCAAATGAGAAGGATGAATTTGCGTCATAATTGGCAAAAACCAAACCAAATGTATTTGGTGCGGTAAATGAGGCGGTTAAGTAACTATTATTTGAACTATCAAATGTTAGTTTGTACTTACTTGAACCACCGCCACCGACAGTAACGCTACCGCTTATACGTGATTTTTCAAAATCAAATGCGGCTAAAGCGTGATCTACTGAAGATCCTGCTTTTGCAACTTTACCGTTTCTAGCTACAACTGAGCTACTAAATAGTTCATAGTGTCTAGTAGAAGTTACTTTAAATACTTTACCCAAACTGGATGAAGTTGACAAAGAAGCAGATAGTGCATTTACACCTGTCAAACTACCCAAACTTGCTAAGAAAGAAGCAATTTCTGCTGTAGTTACTCTAGAAAATGTAGCTGAACCGGTTATTGTACTTCCAGTTGAACCCTTAATTTCAGTTGATCCGGTGATGTTGATTGCGGAACTGCTTTGTTGATACTTAACGTTTGATACATAGTTAGTAGTATCAATGTACATAAATGAAGCTGTTGTGATAGCACCTTTATCAGCATTTCTGTCCCAGATACCTGGTTGAGCATATACAATCAATGGATTCTTCTGCCAGTAACCAGTAAGACCACCTACACGAACTACGGTAACGATGCCTTGTTGTAGTAGATATTCTTTGGCGGTGTATGGTCCATAATACACACCGTCAGCGACACCAAATCTTGTTTCCAAGTCGGCTACGTCGGTTATTGTATTTGGAAAAAACGCTGGTCCATCAGCGAATGGAGCTACTATTGCTCCTCCAATGTTTGCTACTCCTTGAGCCAGACCGGAGAGGTCGTTTTCACGTGTGAATACACCTGGGCTTACTATATTTTGTGTTGGGGCGAATCTACCGCCTTCTTGTATTGGCATAATATTAATATCCTTTCGAAGTTATATTTAAAATATAAATATAACCGAAAAATCGAAGAACCAACTATTTATTATAACTTTAAATTTTTTGTTCTATTAATAGTTGATCTATAGTATCCATAACCATTTTTGGAGTTATTTGTTTGGTACATTCAAACTCTTCTCTCTTATCAGATTTTGGACACCACTTCCAATTTCCCTTGTCAAATAGCGAATCATTCCAACATCCTGTACACACCGAGTGGTTTTGTACTCTATAAGGAGTATCAAATTCAGTATATGGATATGAGAACCCGCTAATTAATACTACTGGCTTTTTAACTGCCCAAGCTAACCAAGACAATCCTGATGGTAAACCTATAAAAAACTCACTGTGATATATTTGATTCATACGATCAACCAGTGGTTTATCTCCTGTAAAATCTAACGCATTGGAAGGCATACTATTCATATAGTCTGATCCATTTCCAAATGTTTTGTGTTTATCTATGCATATTACTTCAAATCCCTTTGATTTAATATATTCAACAACACGTTCCCATCCGCCTTTATTGTTCCAATATTTGGCTTGACACGTACTTTGTGTTGCAATTGTGACATATCTCTTTTTGAGAGGTCTTTCTTTGATTTCAAAGTCAAGCAATGGTAATTCTGGTTCATATGGCAATCCCAAATAATCACTTGCTATTTTTTGTAAAGGTTGTTTTCTGGGATCTGTTTTACATCTATCATTATTGGGTCCATTTTCGTCTACATAATATCCCAACTTATAAGTTGCAAATACATCTGAAATAGGTTTGTTATTGTGAACAAACTTAATTGATGGGTATTTGTTTTCAAAAATATTTTTCAAAGGCAACTTGACATAAAGATCACATTCGTGTTTCTTTCTGAATTGTTCGATTATAGGCATCCAAGCCAATTGATCTCCCAAAGAGTAACTTTCATATTCAATTACTACTTTTTTGTTTTTCAAATTTAATTTGTATGTTTCGACTAATTCATTAGTCTTATTGTCTTTGATATGAATTTCATAAGGAATGTAATATGTAAAATTACAACTTCCCCACCAATTATGTTTTAAATCAGTTTCATATTTAATACTATTATCGTCACCATTATAGAATGTTATGTGGAAACTTTGATCTACGTCTACTGGGTTATCCACTTCAATCTTGGCATTATCATTGAATGAATATTTAAATACCGCATTTGTTTTAATACTCTTTTCATTCTTTTTAAGATTTTCATAAACATCGATGTGTTTAATAGCAAACAATCGTTCAGTATATTGATCATATAAATCGATTAACTGGTCTACTCGGTTGGAATAGGAATTTTCCTTAGCACACTCCAAAGCTTTGGTTTGATATCGACTATAATCAGATGTGATTTGTTGTATTGCGGATTTTATTTGTTCTACATTTCGTTCAACAACAACCATACCTTTATATGATTTTTCCTCAAACGTACCTACCACAGGTAAACCACAACTCATTGCTTCTAAAAGCGTTAGATTTGGATGTCCTGCTTCCAATTCAGATGGGTGTATGAATATAGAATGGTCATTATATAAATCGATCAACGATTCTTCATTTAAATCAAATACTTTTGTCAATTTATCATACTGATTTAATTCTTCATCTAATATATCAAAGAACTTTTTATTATTAGATGGTCCAGCAATAGTAATTGGATATCCCAATTCTTTAGCCGCTTTAATCGCATATGTGAATCCTTTTCTGTCATATGATTGATTATTGGCATAACCATTATTTGCAACACACAACAGTTTATTTACTGGAATTTTGTTATTTTTATGTTTAAACACATCGGTATTTACCGCGTGGGAAAAATAACGTAATTTTTTACTTCCGAAATAATCAACCAAATATTTGGCAGGACAAGTAGATATTACACTATTTTCAATTGCTTGTAAATTCTCTTTATATACAGATGAATCTTTGCCATACAAATAAGCGTGGTGATCGTGTAAACTAAAGATATAAGGTATGCCTCTTTTATGACATTCATTTGCCAGATTTGCTACGTGTATATGTACGATTATATCGTCTGAATATTTAATTTCATTCAAATACTTTATCTGACATTCTAATCCCTTTTTGTTTAACAGTTGATGATAATCCCAAATGATTTTTTCAACTGCACCCCATCCATTAGGCGGAATAGGCAATAACCCTAAATTAACTTGTATAATTTTCATTGTGTAATATCAATAGAACCGTTAATATCTATGTCTTCCAATCTTCTAAATGACTTTTTATAACTTCTCAATAAAATTTTATTTTGATCATATAGATTATTTTCAATTTCATAGAAATTATTGTTTTCAAACTCGTTTGCTAAATAAAAACAAACCTTTTCTGATACCGTGTAAGAATAATTGTTAACTACCTCTCCGTTCTTTTTTATTATTATCTCATTTATACGACCATCTAATTTATTATTGATGTATGTTAATACTCCAAACTTATTTATATTCTTCATCCTCAGAACCGATAAATATTCTACCATTGAGAATAAATTATTTTTACTATTGCTTAAATAAGATTCTTCGTTGTTTGTATAATCTATATGAAGATCGTTCTTATTAGATATTAGTTTATTATAATAGAATTGTTCCAATCCATTTGATATATTTTTCTTCGTAACAAATTCCATATATTCTTCTGGGGTATAGTAATCAAAATTATCCAAGAAAAATTGAGTATTAATTCCGTGAAATACGGTTTTGAATGTGTCACCTTCTAACGCCTTATCATAAAAGAAAAATGCTTTCTTATTAATTAGAATTTCATCTACATCGTATAACTTTGAAAAATCTGATTCTGAAATGACCATATCATAATTGAAGCAAATTGCATTTTTGTATCCGATTTTATTTGCCAATGATATGCCATTGTAATAGTTTAATAATACAGCAAGACCGTGATAATTGTCGCAATCAGACGGTGGAAAAAATAAATTGATCTTGGTATTATCTGTGTTGTATGTCCATCTATTATAGAAATTATGTTTTAAAATTGGATTGTTTGAGTCATACACATAATGATCAGCCGCTTTTTGCAAATCAACACTAGCAGGATAATGAGATGACAACAACACTTTATAACCAGCTTTTTTAGCTTGATTAATTGATTCTAAAGTTGTGTCTTCTACAGCTTTAAAATTGGGATGTGTTGATATGATAACCACCGTGTTTTTATTTGCGGTTTTCTTTATATTAACAATCTCTATTTCAGAATCTGAAATCATCCCCAATTGATTCTTTATGAGTTTAACATTACGATTAAAATTGGTTTCGTCTAGATACTTGATATTTTCAAATACCTTGTATCTATCAAGGTAAACAGGCAAATTGTACAATAGAGATGGTATATTATAGGATATAGCCTCTTTAATTACAATAGGTGCTGTCTCTTTATCAGTTGCGTGACCTCTGCTAGTGAACAAAAACAAATCCATACAACTGTAGAAGTTTTCTACATCTTTGCGTTCACCCCAAACTTTTACATTACTCGGTAAATTATCCAACAGAGGTTGCCAATAATTTTTGAAGTTATCAGCCATATTACCCAGACAATGAAATTGAACATTTTCTTTTTCCATTGCACGGGCATATTCTATAAATTCTTTTTGATTTTTTCTAGGAGTAAACAACCCAACGTGTAATACGTGTTTTTTACTTTCATCCAATCCCAAAAATTTCAATCCTTCAGATCTATCTTTTCTACACTTCACAGAAATTGGATATTCAATAACTGTAGTATTTATGCCTAAAGATTCAACATTTTGTTTCTGATAATTACTTACGAATGTAAATTTATCTGGGAAAACACGCTTTCTTCTTGGATCAAAACTACTATCGTGAGAAGTTTCCACAATTAGATATTCTCGGTCTTTATTATAGAGTTTAGTAGCCAAGTTAACATCCATAAAGTATTCTGGCATTTCCTCCAAATGAATAATGTCAGGTTTTATATTGTCAATTAACTTTAGTAATTCAAATTTATTTGATGATAATGTGTAAAACCTCTTACCGCAAATTTTCTGAAGCTGTTTTCTTTGAACAACCAAAACTCCACCGGTAATATCATCATATTCTACACAATATATTTCATAATCATTAATTAACGATTGTATTTTCTTCAATAAAAACTGAGGTAGTCCTCCAGTAGAAAGATGTGGAGCTATAAACAATATTTTTTTCATAATTTACTTATTTAAATATACGGTGTTCATATGTGATAGATTATGATCCAAGGCATTATCTTTGTGACTTAACTTGTATCCTAAATTCTTAAATCTATCAATTATTTTAAGTAGATTTACGCCGTCATTGCAATGAAATTCAAAGAATATACTTCTAACATTTTTGAAGAAATTGTCACTTGTATTTTCAAAAAACTCATATTCAGCTCCTTCTATATCAATTTTTAAATAAGTTGGCAATTCCAAATTATTATCTATTACAAACTTTTCCAAATTAATAGCATCAACTTCAAATTCACCTTCGTTTCTAATTCTAGAAGCAACTGTAGATTCTGTGGTACCAAATCTTACTTTTTTAAATTCACCTGAAATCGCATTATTAAACACTTTTGTGTTTTTACCATATCTGTTCAAATTATCGTTAAGATACTGTGAGAGTTCTGGATGTGGTTCAAATGCATATATTTGTTTGATATCAAAATTAGAACACGCAATAGAAAACGCACCAATATTAGCTCCCAGATCATAAACAACATCTCCATCTTTGATATTAAAATTTGATGTAAAATAATCATCGTAGAAAAATGTATGGTAAGATGGATAGGTTGTATCACCTTGTTTAGATTTTAAATCCAAACATCTAAATTTTTTAGTACCGTGATAATTTTTACTGAATAATAATGTATTGTCTACATCGTGTATTTCTATGCAAATGCCAGGATGATTTTTATTTAAAATTTCTTTTATATAAAAAATGTTATAATTATAGGTCCACATATCATGCCCCACTGTACAGTGGTGATACATAATATGTGAAATAAGATTGGAATCTAAACTTCGTATTGTTATTATAAACTCATAATTAACCGATGAATCATTGATGGTTTTAAACACACCTTCATCCGTAATAATAATTGTTAATTTTCCAAACTTTTCCAAATAGATATCGTCGATAATAGGCATATTAAATATATACTACCTTACTAAAGCCATTCTCTTTTTTTATTTCCACTTGGTTATCAACCATATCACGCATTTGATCCAAATGACTGATCACCCAGATAAAATCAAATTGATGTTTCAAATAATTAAACAAAGCTCCCATTTGACCCAAATGATCACTATCAGCACAACCAAATCCTTCATCAATACAAATAATATTTGGTCTTGGTAGATTACTAATATTAATCAACGAAACTCTGATAGCAAGCCCACTTACGAATTTTTCCATTCCACTTGCCATTTCGAGTGGCCAACGTTTGTCTTCGTAAACGATATTGGTCATAATGTTTTTTCCATCAGTTTGAAGAGTAACTGTAAAGTCTACTAACTGTTGAAGAATATTGTTGACTTCCTTTTCAATCTCAGGAAGAGTCTTGGTTATAATTTCATATGGAATTCCATCGCGGCTAACCACATTTGTATAATGTTTGTAAGCTTCATAACTCGACTCTAATTCTTTTACCTTTTGCAATTGTTCAGTAACAGTTTTATACTGAACTTCTAACTTTCCTTTTTCAGTTAATGAGGAAAAAAGCTTGGAATTAATAGATTTAATATTAACGTCGATAGATTTAATCAAATCTTTCTGAGTGTTGATGTCAGACATCAACTTGTTATTATTCTCAATAATATCTTTATTTGTATAAAAAGTTGAAATGTTATCTGTTACAGTCTTAAGTTTGGTTTGAATCTTAATAAGATCATTTTCCAACTTAAGAATGGTATTTGAAATAACACTCTTGCTTTTTTCAAAAGCAACTTTATCGTTATTTACTTTTTGACAACGTTTGAATTTCGTTTCAATGTCGCCATAACTCTCCAAAGATGACTTTATTGTATTATACTCATCTACAATAACCTTGCTTTTGATTTTATCATTCTCCAATTCAGCTTTGACTTTTATTGCATCTTTTACGAATACATTGTTTACGCAATATGAACAGTTAGGATCATATTTGTGATCTTCCAACTTCTTCAATTTGTCCATTTTATTTTTCACAACAAGCTTAAGATTATTTAATTCATTGGTCTTGTTATCAAAATTTTGTTTGGCAACTTTATAAAGATCATAATCACGATCAATATTTTCGCAGTCTGATATGGATGAAGACAGATTGGTAATATTTGTTTCTACATCAATTAGTTTATCTTTTTGAAGTTTAATATTAAGATTGGTTTCATTAATCTGACCTTCAAGTTCAATTTTGTTACTTTCTAATTTAACAATATCAAAATCAAAACTTACAGTCTTGGTAATTTTATTGGATAATTCTAATAAGAGATTGTTATAAGAATCCTTTAACAATTCTTGATTTTTTACTTCTTCGTTAAACTCTTGAATCTTGGAATTAGTGTAGTCTATACTGCCAGATACAGTTTCCAACTCTTGAATAAGTTGATCTTTACTTATATTCTTTAATAAAGTATTTGTTTCTTTGAACTTATCATTTGCTATAGTATATAATTGATCGAATACATCCAATCCCATAAACTGACACAATAAATCTTTTCGTTCGGTCTGTCCAAGATCAATAAAAGACCCAGCTTTACTGTTTTGTACACTTAAAACAGTAAGAATAAAATCTTCATATGTACCAACGTAGTCGCGAATAATATCGTTCGTGCTTCTACGAGCTTCTCCGTTCAATGGAACTTCTTTGTCATTTTCTTTTTTGTAGAATTTGACTTCAACTTTGACATTGCCTTTCTTGTCTGATTTACCTTCACGTTCAATAAAATAATCAACTCCATTTACCTCAAAATTAAACTTACAACGAAAGCTCATTTTTTGAGTATTAAGCACGTGTGATGCTTTGTAACCCTTACTGAACTTATCAAAAACACAAAATGCAAGCGCATCCATAATGCTTGATTTACCACTAGCATTTGGTGCAAAAAGTCCGATAGTACCGTTTAGTTTAGCAAAATCTATTATATTGCCTTCGCCATAACTAAACATATTGTCGAATTCAAATTTCTTTGGTTTCCAACGAATATTCTTTGGAGCTTTATCTTTTGGTATTTCTTTATTAATGGTCTTATTTAGATCCTTGACCATTTCTATTAGATTCTTATCTACATTTTTTGATAACAATGTGTCTTCTACCAATTTGTTTTGGTAGTCAACATCAAAAATGTTATGTACATCAAACACTTTTCCAGAGTTCAAAATTGTATCTTTTGATACATCGTCGGCACGAACATAGGTGGTTTCGATTAACGTAGATTTGGTTTTGATGTCATTTAAAATCTCTTTTACTTGTGAAGGAATAGACTCACGACAGATAACACGCAGTGTGGATTTCTTTGGGATGTTAGAAATATCCGTAATCAACTGACCCTTGTCAACTTCCACTGTATAATACCCATATTCATTTACTAGTTCGTAGTGTTTGAATAATTTACGCTTCAAGTCCCACATAATGAAACCGTGGCCTTTAAGCTCCTCACCGTGGTTTTGTTGAATCATCGATCCCGCATATACAACAACTGGCAAAGATTCATTGTCATCATATTCTTGTAGAATTTGATGTTTGTGAATATCACCAAGCATAGCAATGTGATGTCCATCAAAGGTTTCATTGGTTACAGATCGACTACTAACAGTGTACCCAACATCAGTAACAGCATTATATACTGGTCCGTGAAACAAAGCAATGTGATGGTCTGTTTCATCACGATATTTCGATGGGATATTTTCGTACTTAATGTATTTTTCAGGAACATCCCAATCAAAAACACTAAAGTTATTAAACAAAATATTTTCATATCTATAAACATCTGTATTTCTGAGATAAAATAGATTAGGGTGATTCAAAGCATCCACAATTGGTGTAATACAATCTAATCTAGATTTATTAGCCAATGTAGCATCGTGATTGCCAGCCGTTAAAATAACAGGAACTCTATCTGCGCAATTTTTTAGAAAATCACTTCCAATTTTAACACATTCAGGACTTAAATCGGATTTATTATGAAACAAATCACCGGCTATAACCAAGATAGCATCTAGTGTTTTTGCTTTATCAAGTGCTTTATAAAGCTTTTCAAAAACCAAAGTATATTCGTCATGACGTTTTGTTAAACGAATATGAATATCCGCAATATGCACCACCGAATTAATTTTTTTATCTGTATTTTTTAATACAATCATAATTTAACTGTTAATTTTAACTTATACAACAAGCTTTCATCCATTCTAACACAACTATCTATGGTTTGCCAAGTTTTTTTATGACCCAATTCATTTGGATCTTTGCCGTCAAGTCTTACCAAATATGTAGTTATATCATTTGCAATTAAAAATTCACAAATTTTCAAACTTGATGCCAATGCATCGTTGTCCAACAAAACATTTACTCTGGGTGGTTTGTTTTCTACCAATTTTAGTTTGAGTGATTTAGATAAAGTTTTGCCAAACAAAGGAATAACATTATACTTTACAGACATAGCATCAAACACGCCTTCTACCAAAGTTACTGGTTGATTAAAGTCTGTATATAGTTCAAATCCTATAATATCTTTGCTACCATCACAGAGTCTATATTTAAGATATCCATCGTAAAATGATCTACCACAGTAAAAGTTGAGCTTTCCTTGACAATCATATGACGGTACAATGATTCTATTGATAAAATTTCCACTGGTACAATACCCAATGTTATATCTAACTATATCTAAAGTAGATATATTACGGTTTAAACAGTAACTCAATGCGTGCTTGTACTCAATATCATTATTCGGTTTACACAAAGGTTTAAACTCTTCAGGCAAACTTAATATCTTTTTTTCTTCTTTTACTACAACATTGGTTCGTTTGGGTCCATCTTTACACAAAATGTCATAATATTCTTTAGGAGCCTTTATCTTTTTTAATAGACTATGAAAACTTTTGCCACTAAACCCACATACCCAACATTGGTAAAATCCAGTTTTTGTATT